ACTTGATAATTTTACACCTTCGTAACGTGATAATTGATGAGTTTTTAAGGAATCATATGAATCTTGTAGTTCAGTGGGTGATAATATACTTTGGGTTGTACCAAAAATATATTCAATTTCTTGTCTATTATTAGATATTAAACTATTAGTTACATTATTTAATAATACATTAAAATCTGAGTGTAAAAATTTATTATAGTTAGCACTTTCACTTACTGTGTGTTGTGCATTCCAAGATGCTGTTGTACCTAATACATAAGGATTAGGATTAGAATCTTCATAATAAGAATATACGTTAATAGCACTACCTGTTATATCTCCGTCATAATAAGCGGATTTATCACCAGATAATTTAGTATATAAAGTAGTATATTCAGTTGAAATACCAACAGGATTAATAGTACCTTCTTTAATATCTATTTCAGATGTAGATGATGGATTAGCATAAGACCATTTATTTCTTTCTAATACTGGTGAAGTAATACTAATACCAGTAGACAGATTAGCTCTTGCAGGAACATAATCTTTTAACATTTTAAATAATGAATTATCAAAAAATTGAATTAGTCTGATAAAACTATTATAGTCAGTTGCATTAATATATTGTGTACCTACAGAACTACTAAAAGGAACTATAGATGCTGTTAATGGAGAATAATATTTTTGACGTTCAATTTCTAATGTTGGATATGAACCACTATATTGAGCTCTAGGATCACCAATAAAATCATCTAAACTCCAAGTAGTACTTGCTGAAGCTGCTATAGAGGCAGAAGCAAATAAATCAATCTTTTCTTGTGGTGAAAATGAAATATCAACATAATGAAGATCATTTGTTCTAAACTGAGTAGATGATGTTGGGTAGGTTTGTAAACTAATATAAGGAGATAATACACTTCCTGTAATAGTATTAGATACAATTCTTACTTTATCGTTATTAAATTCATCTAATAATCCAGCTTTATTATCACCACCATATTCTTTAACTCCTAAAATACTACCTGTAATACCAAAAGTAGAAATTAATGTTTGTAAACCATAAGTTGTACCTTTAGTTTTTAATAACAATGGTAAGTTATGATAAATTCTTTTATATGATTCAGCAAGTAAATCTTTACGTGGTATTGTATTTAAATAAGAACCAGTAGATGTAAATGCTTGGGCATCACTTCCTGTATAATAGGCACTACCACTTTGTCCAATTAAAAAATTAGTATTGTCTGAATCTCCATATTGGTTATATAGCTTAGTTCCTAATGATTGTAATACATAATATACTAAATCTTTAGATACACCTTTTTCTAAATTATTGTTTGCTAAATTAATATCTGTAACAGACTTTATAAAAATCCAAATATTATCAAAATAATGACCAATCATTTCTATAAAAGTAAGATATGGAGCATTATTATCATCATCTCTAATGAAATTAGGTAATGTATTAATTATATAATTTTGATTATCGTTATCATATGTCTCTGCACTTGCCGTAGCAGCTGTATACCAGCTATTAGCAGATGCGGTACTGGCTAATGTATAGGGTAATGTAGAATTTGTTTTAGGCCAAGCGTATGAGCTAGATTCAAAATATAAATAATATTCATATCCATCAAATTGAGATATGATAGTATCAATTGCGTTTTTAGATGACGTTATTTCTAATGCTAAACTGCTAGTAGTAGCAACACTAGAATTATAAGTAGCTATAAAACTATTATAATCTTGGATATCTTTTACTTTACCATAAAAGTTAATTAATCTTGTTTTTGCTGAACTAAAGAAAATAAAATCATTACGATCAGTATAGTCTATGTTTATATCAATACTTTGTGAAGTCATTAGACTTAAAAGTTGTTGATATGAAGAAGTAGAAATACTATTTACGTTATTAATTAAACCATCATATGTTTGATATGATGTTGCTACATTATTTTGGTTAGAAATATTAATATCGAAATTAGGACCTCTAAGTTGAGGTAAAGGAGAAGGAATTACTAATCTATCTAAATTAACATTAAAAGAATATGGATTAATTTTTTCTTCAACAATCCATAAACTTGATTTTTCCTGAATATTAATAGGTAATGGTTCGTATAATTTAAATAGGATCTCATACCCAGATTCAACTTTATTTAATGCTACATTTACTGTTAATGCTTGATAATTATCTCCAAAATTTACAAGATAATTTACAAAATAAGCAGAATTAGTATATTCATTAATAAGTGTTATAGAACCACTTTCAATCTGTTCGTTAGTTAAAATTGTAGAACCTATTCTTAATTCAGTTCTATCTGCAGATATTTCTTTTAAAAATAATTCAGAATTTGAATTAGATACTTTATTATTAAAGAAATTATATTGTACACTAAATTCACCAGATGTATATCCTAAATTTTGTAAGTCTTTAACAGGGTCAATTTCTATTATAGGTAATGATCCTGTTGGAGTTACAAATGATGTATTTGGTGATTTAAAATCTTTATAGTTATAGTTTGTTCTTAAAAGATTTCCACTAATGTCATAAATAAAATATTCAATATAATCGTTAGTTTGACCAAAATCTTCTACTAAAGTAGATGCAGTAAGTAATCTAGTATCTTCTTCATTATAACGAGATACCTGTTGAATATCTAAAATATTACCTACTATTTGAATATTATCTGCCATTATTTTTAAATCAAGTCGTTTATTGTTGTTTGTGCTTCTAATACCTGTTGTCTTAATGATGTAATTTCATTTAATAATGCTTGAATATCATCTTGACTTATACTAACACCTAAATAATCAGCTTCTCTTTGTAAAATATATCTATGGGAATTTATATCACCTTCTTTTTCAATTTGATAAAATAATTCATCATATAATTGAAAAAAATCATCTATAGTAAAAGAAAGAGTTTCTTCAACTGTATTTTGATTTAGAAATTGACTAAATTGAGTATTAATTACTCTACCGTAAGTATCCTTATTAAATACAGTTTTTTGTACTGGTATTTGAGACATTATCTTATAACTTTAAAAATGTAATCTTTGTCTGTTATTATTGTTTCTCCATTTGACAATATAGTTTTAAGAAGAACTTTATAATAGCGTTCAGGTTCCAATCCATTCATATATACTGTAAAATAATTACTAGTTGAATCGCATCCGATCTTAGTATATGAATTATCGTAATCTACGACAATTTCCTCAGTATCCAAGTCTTTTATTGACCAATATGAAGAAGATGGTAAGCATTTTTGATTTCCAAAACCTAACGATGTTCTAAAGGTTGTTGATTGATATAAATCTCTAACAGCAACTCTAAATTTCTGAACTGAATCTTGTTGGTATTGAGCTTTGTTATTGTTTATAACAGCTGTAAAATAACTAGATGTAACTACACTTAACGAACCTGTAGTATATGTTGTATCATTCCATTTTATTTCTAAACATGGAGGATATATTGTATGAGTGTGATCTGAGAAATATTTTAATTCAAATTTTGATGCTGATGTAAATTCTATAGATGAAGAATTTTTTAGTATAAATCCGTAGTTAGGAATAGAACTACTATACCAAGCAGTAACAGCATTAGTTACTGTGAAATCAGTATCTTTAGAATCTATTTCAGAACTAAAACTTTGAGTAGCAAGATATGTTGAAGAAGTATACCAATTACCACCACCAGCATTTCCTGTAGCACTATAAGATCCAGTAGTACCTGTTGTGAAACTAGAAGTTTGCCATAAATTAATATCAAGTTCACTTCTGAATTTCCAACTTGCACCGTCTGTTGTAATAGGAACATTACCTAATCTACCAGTACCTTGATTCCAGTCTTGAGATAAAGCGCGAGCTTCTAAAGTAAAGGAAGTTGGTATCTGTGATGTATTAGCTACAAATAATTTTAATGAAGCTGCAAATGCACTTGAACTAACCAATGCCATAGCAAGGCTAATATCAGATGAGGGGAATTTTAATAATGTACGTGATACCTCATTAGTACTATTAATAGATTCAAATGTGCTTATTTCTAATATTTCATCTAACCCTGTATTTAATGTTGGGTAGAATGAATATATTGTTGCACTTTTTTCGGGGAATATTTTATAAACTGCCATAGTTAGTAATTACTACATATAAATATGTTAAATACCAAACTATTTTACGCTAGTAAAGCGTGATATTCTTTAAAATGTTTGATACGATCCGGTAAACCAATTGTACCACCATTAACACGTTTAGTAATTGATGTAACAACGGCATCCGTTGCGCCACCATCCGCTAATTTATGTAAACCATTTTTATTAAAGAACCAAGCAGCTGATAATAATGCATATTTTGTTGCAACTAAATCGGGAGTGGTAGATAAATCTTCATTTATTGATTTACCAAATGCAACATAATTATCTTTACCTGTTAATTGTATATAACCACGACCATGAAATTTCCATCCATCGCCAGATGTTTTATCACCATTACCCATTCTACTAGCATAAACTATATTAGCAATTTTTTCAGGTTTACGTTCGTATATTAAAGCAGTTGCTTCATCAGGGAAATATTTTTTAAATATACCCATTAAGCCTTTAGCTCCATAATTTAAATTTTCTTGTACTAATTTAAAACCACCTGATTCGTGACCACATTGAGCTAAAAAGTGAGCTAAACGTAGTGGAGTATTAATTTGAAATTTTTCCATTACTCCTGGAATCTGAGTAATTACTGTGTCTGGGATGTGTCCTTTTAACTTTTCTAAGTTCATGATTTTATTTTTTAATTTTTAACTTACTACTACTCTACCTTGAATATCGGTATTAGGGAATCTAACTTCAAATATTGCTGGATCTAATGAAGGATAAACATTGCTATTTCTAGTTGCACCCGCAATATCATATCCATATGGAGAATAATCTCCTCCTTGTTTATTTACTACTTCAATCTTAACTATAGATTGTACTCCTCTAATTTGTAATAATTTAGAAGTTATTTCTGATAAGACAATTGGTTGGTTTATTTGCCAGTTGTCTATATTAAAGTGACTTTGTAAAGAAGATATACAATTAGTTAATACATCTTTATTAGAGTACCCACTTAATACTGTTATATCAAAATTAATACCAACATTAATATAATAGGCATCTTTAATATTAATAGCATCAGTAACCATTCTATATTGGTTAATGTAGGTTGCTAAATTATTTTTTAATAAAGCTGAACCTGTAACTAATTGTTTAGCACTGTTATAAGATAAAACATATAAATCTAAAGATAATGGATTAAATCCTTGCGTATAAGATGTAGTTTGTTGTGGGTTATTATAAAAATCTTGAGAAATATATGCTTTAGATACAGTACCATAATCAGCAGGCATTGCTAGTGATCGTACAATATAATCATCTTTAGTTACAGCTCTTAATTGGGTTGAATAAGCATATAAAGCATTTTGACGAATTTCTTCAATTGTATCACCATTTCTACCTCCAGATGATGGGTTCGGGTTAGAAGATACTACACTATTTTTAATAGTATTAAATAAATCTCCCGCATATCCATTTTTAGTTGAAGTAATAGAAGAAACATCTATATCCGTTAAATCACTAACAGGAATATTTGATTGGATACCACCTCCCACTAAATAATTTACTGTCAAAGAATCTGAAGGTACTAAACCATATTCTTGAGTAAAAAAAGTAGATGCTTCATTATAATTATTAGTTATTAATGAGATACCAGGTACAGAGCCAGATTGAATATTACCAGCAGTTGGAATTATTTGAGAATCAGATTTATTAGATACACCTGCTCCAAATTCTAATTGAATTGTATTATCAGATAAAATTCTAGAAACAAAACGTCTAGGAACTCTTTGTAAAGATAATAAATAAGGCACCTGATCTTGATTTGATCCAGTATTAGATGTTTTTTGAAAAATTGTTGATTGGGCTAAATAAGGAACTTCATAAAAAATATTTCCATCACTTCCTGTTACGTTTAATATTTGTAAAATATTAGTATCAGTAATATTAGCAGTTGCAAACTTTTGATTAGGAGCAAAACTAATAGTAGTTGATTTTAATTCAGCTGAAATAGCAGGTACTGATTTTTTAATTAGATAGCTTCCACTATTTACAAAAGTAAGTTCAGCACTAGCTGTATTTGTAAAGTCAATTTCTTGTGTTGTAATGAATTTAGTACCTGTAGATGTTGATGTTATTACTGTATTTGCTGGTATTAATAACCCATATGTATTAACATTAGGTACAAGTACACTGGCGCTTGTTGTGGTTGGAACAATTTGGTAAACATCAACTATAGTGCTTGAAGCATAAGATGCTTTTGGACGATAACCCATTACATATGCTTGTGCATATAAATTTTCTTTTTCCTTAGCAAATAATAAGAAATTTTCTTGAGTTTGAGTATCTAAATAAAATGACATTACATCACCAACATAAGATGCCATTTCAATGAACATATTACCTGGAGTTGGTTCGGAGAAATCATTGTATGTGTTAGGGAAATATGTTTTAGCGTACTGTTGTAGCTGTCCTTTAAATTCCGTAAACGATTTATCTATATATGATATATTTTGATCTTCGTTAGTCATT